CTTCACTCTTTTTAAGTCCGTCTTCAAACGTGACTTTTTTCTTGCTATTTTGATCAGGATAAAGATTAATGGTAGCGTTGCTATCAATGACATTACCTGCCAAACCTGGTGCAGCTGTTTCGCCAGCTTCGTGTGCGGATGTTGGTGCATTATCTTTCTTAAAATAAGAATCAATTACTTTTTCAATTGCTTCAAACTTCTCTGAATCCTTTTGTTCAACCCATCCAATGTTTGTCATAGGTGCATCGCAAACAACGCAATCCTTTGACATTGCTTCTGATGTTGAAGCAACTTCATCTTGCTTACACCAGAAAACATTCTCTAGGGTAATGTCTGCAATCATTCCTTTTACAAATGTGCTTCCATCTACATTCTTTTCAATAGAAAAAAAGTTTGCAAGCTGATTTGCTGGTGAATCTACTAGTGAAAGTTCATGAAGATCGTAGTCATGAATAACACGACGTGTTTCGTTCTCCCCGTCAACTTTCTCCATCTTTGCATCATTGATGTTGCCACCAATAGAAAATCCAGAATAAGTACCATCTAGGCACTTCTCCCATGCATCCTGTGCACCCTTTGAAATATAAGCAGTTACATAAACTCCGTTATATTTCTTCTGTGTTTCTGGGTCAAAAAATGTATCATGCTTAAACTTAACCATCTTACCAACTGCTGTTGGCCCGTGCATCTCACGGATATTTCCTCTGAATCTTTCAAAGGCTTTCTTATTTGCATCTGCAGTTACAATATCTCCATGGCGATCAACATTGTCTAGTGATGCAAATCCTGAGACAAGACGCTTCTCCTTATCAACCTTGGTAATAGGAAAATGCAAGGCCGTAGAAGATTCACTGTTCTGCCAATAAGTTTTTTGTAGTTCCATATGTAAATAAATAATAGCAATATTTATAAATAAAGCATAATTTTGGTAGAAATTATTTTATAATGCCGCTATTGATTTGGATGACTTTTTTGACATCCGCCCCTTCTGGTTTGTATTCTAACCCTGCGTTTGATGGTTCTGGTGCTGCTGAGTTGTGGTCTTCAATATTAGACACGTATGGCGTTACTATATGAGAATCTGGGGTGACATTAGGGTTTGCCATTGAATTGTGTGAAACTAACCCACCTGTTATAAATCCTACCCCTACATAAGCTAAGTGGGATATGTCATGTTGAAATCCAGTAGCTGCCCATGTTGAAAAAGAACTTGTTAATGCAATTCCTAGGGTTTTGGCATCAAGAATATTGAACTTAAAATGATGTTTTAGGCTCATAGCGATCCCTTTAAAGTATCATAAACTATTTGTGGAACAGTTCCTGCTTGCACTATAATTCCCGCCTTTTTATCAAAGATGGTTAGTGCTGCTTCAGTTTGAGTATTCATAGTTCCTGTGGCGTATTTTGCTACAAGAAGTCCTTTTTTAACAAGAGCTTTTTGAACTGTTAGAACTGCATCATTGGTCTGTCCTAGTGCAAATGACTTTGACGTTGTAGGAAAAGGTGGAGCATAAAATGCTGTTGGAGAAGGTGTAGGGACTGGTGTTGAAGTACTTGTAGTACCTGCTACAGAGCCATGTAATGCTGCTGTGCCGCCTGCAACGGCTGCTCCTGTCGCTCCGACAACTGCTGTTGCTTTCTTGCTTGTAACGCCCTTTGAAACTGGTTTTAATGGCACTGGATATTTAGGTCTTACAATTGCCATAACATAAAGATACGGACGATGCTCTCTATAACATCCCCCACCATTTGCAGCAGCACTTGTATTTTTATCAGTTGTATTAAAACCTATTGTTGTTAATCCGTCTGCAGATGCAGCTTCTACAATTTCAACATGCTCTGCAACACCAGTACCCCATGAAAAGAAAACAAGGTCTCCTGGTTGTGCCTGATATTTATTTACTACTAATCCTTGACGCTGAAACCATTGAAGTCCTGCAGGGCAATATGCAAAACCTTTTGGTGTTTGTGCTGCGACTAATGAAGATAAACCAACTTGTGCAAAACACCAACTAATTCCCATTGCACAATAAGACGCATTTGGAACACCATACCAGATACCGTATGGATTTTCATTCATAGGACCTTCAATAAATCCTATTTGACTTCTAGCAACATTTAATACATCTAATGCTGTAGACATTTTTTAATTACCTTCTTGTGGCCCGTCGCCTTTTGCATTACGACCAGTTCCCATTTTATCTGGAGCGTTCAAGGTTCTGTTTTGATCACGTGTTTTATTTCCACTAAAGTCGGACTTTGCATCTGTTTGTGCTTTAGGGTTAATAACCAACACTGCATCACCACCTTCAAGTGGAGCCATTCCACGACGTGCACGAACTTCGTTAGGAGTAATAACTTGATCCTTGAGATAACGATCATCAATTCTTGATTGAGTCTCTTCATCTGTAAGTGCAAGTTCATTAAAACGAAGAACGAATGCATCAGTAAATTCTTTGATAATTAAGTTAATCTTAAATTCAAGTTCTTCTTGACGTGGACGACATACCTGCTCTTTAAATGTCTTGTCTGCATCTTTAGCATTTGCCAAAGATACATTTGCTGGCATTCCAAGCTTTGATACAGGAACACGGTGTGAAAGAAGAATACGATCTCTATTTTCTACAGCATAGTTTCTAAATGAAGAATCTTGGATTCCCGCTTCAATTGGCTCCATGTTAAATTCAACACGACCTTGCTCACCATCTGATGGAAGTGGAATATAAAGAGTTCTGTGGTTTCTACCTTTGAGTCCAGTTTGGAAGAACTCAAGCAATTTACGCTCTGAATCAGCAGTAAGCTTTGCACCCTTTACTGTAATGATATAGCGTGGAACAGCCTTATTCTCAAAGTAGTCTAGGTTGAAGCGTTGTGCAAATTCATCACCTGCAACTGCATTCTTTGCTGACAAAACGTCAGGTACACCATAGTAGGTATTTGACGGAGTAAATACTTTAAAGTGAATTACTTCGTTTGGCTGGGGATCAGTACCTATCTGATCTGGGGTCTCGGTATCACCGAAGTTTCTAAAAAATGTATAACGGTTATAAACAACTTGTACAAAGCCGTCACGGTGACGACGGATACGCATTGTAGTTGTAGGAATATGTCCAATATAACCAATCTTACCTGTTGATGTGCGACCAACTTCCATGTAAGCATTTCCAGTAGACTCTAGGTCAACGAATATCTTTTTCATTGTTTCTGTAAATGAATCATCTGAGTTAAGGGATTCTAGGAAGCTGCGAAGCTCTTCTTTTAAACCTTCAATCTTTGAACGTAGCTTATCAAGCTTCTTTGGATTATCCATAGCCAATTCAATTTTTGAAGTTGTATCCCATGTGTTCTCAAACTTATAACCAAGGCCAACTACGTTGGCAGCTTTAGCATTTACAGCAGAGTGATGATATGGGGAGATATCATAAAGCTGTGCCAAGTAAAGAATGTTGTATGGAGGTTGAACAATCTGAAATAACGAATATCCAGTCAGATCAAGCGGATCAAGTTTTTTGGACTTTGCATCACCAACGCCAGTAAATGACTTTTGAATTCTATTTACTTGACGACGAAAGTTAGGGCTTAGACCATCTGCTTTCTTAATTTCATCCCATGATGCGTTAAATGGGTCACCAAAATCGTGTTCTACTGTATGTGATGGGGCATCAAGTTTTACTGTGATCCCGCCCTCATCTTCATCAATCGTGTCATCAATTCTTAAATTAGCCAAGTTTCATGTCCCTCATTTCTTTAACATAATCCATCATAGCTGGAGTATCATATTCATCTGGCACAAGGCCCAATTCTAATCTTTGTCTTTGCATTTCAAGTTCTTCATCTGTAACTGGTCTATGTCCAGCCATAAACAATGGCTTTCCATCTTCTAGCCCGTAGTGCTTTGCAACATCTTTAAGCTTCTTTATCTGACGGATATCGCCTTTCATGGACGGGATACTTAGATAAGCACCTTCTTCATCCATGACAATTTTGCCGTCTGGCATCTGCCAAATATATAATCCCCAGTTAACTTCATCAACGGGAGTAATCTTCATTTTACCCATATGCCCATAATACCACGTAACTGTTAAAAATGGTACATATGACTACCAAAAATACAGGTTAATTAACCATTTACGGGATGTGGGTATGCCAAAATTGGTTGTCCAGCATTAAATGCTGTACTACCGCCTGAATATTCTGACAATGTGCCAATTATGTTTGATGCTCCTGACAAAAGTGTTGAATAATCAACTTGAGAAACATTGCTAGAAAGGAATTCCAGGTATCTTGTTTGGGCATCTGACTGGGCAAATGCTTGTGGATAAATGCTTACATATCCAAATGTGCCATTGGAGAAGTTCTGTAGTCTTTGATCTCCGCCCAAGTAGATTTGAGTATTAATTGAGTATGGATAAACGCACACAAAGTGGTAGGACTCACCTTGGGTCATGGTTTTGCCTGATGTTAATGATAAACCATTTACATATACATTACCAAAACCTGTTTGATAAATTGCCCCTGTTGAATCAAAGTACAAAGACGCTCTAATACCTATGGTATCCAAAATAATCTGTACTTGAGTTGCTGTAAGCTGATCCCACCTAAACCAGAATTCTATTGTTTGATATCCCGTGGCAATTGCTGCTGGAGTAATTGTAGCAACAGAGTTTGCATTATTTACTTCTGCAATTTTAATCCCAAAGTTTGAAGATCTAGCTAGGATGTTAAAGAAATTTTTTTCAATTGAATATGTATCGCCTGTATAGCTTCCTTGTCTTGGAGCTAACACGAAGGCACCTGCATCTGAGATAATTGACAAATCATTATAAAACACAACTAGTGCATTATCCATTCTTGGCAAATACTGTGAAGATGAGTCAGCTGTAAATATAGTTGTTTTAAAAATCGTATCTGTATATGCTGTAGCACTATCTGGATACTTTAATGCTGGATAACCATTAAGAACATTAGTCCATGTCTTGCCATAATCTTGTGATAATTGAACATTTACGCTTTGATTTGTGCTAACTGTTGAATCATAATAAGAACCTGTATCCCAGGTCATTCTGGCTCCAAATATCTTGGCAAATTGTGAAGAAGGTACACTTAGCGTCCATGTTCCTATTTGAGATACCGCCGTGTTATTAATAAAGGATATTGTGGTGCTATCGTAAGCTCCATAATTTGTATAAGTTGATGGATCAACATATTTTGGCAAAAGAGACATGTAAAAAATGCTTCCAACCATTGGGCTGGTGGTTGCAGATGAATATTGGTTTCCAAAGTACAGATTCAAGTTAGCATATGTATATGAAGGTAAAGATCCATTAGATGAGCCTGTATTTGACATATATATCTTTACTGTAGTGCTATTTATTGCTACTCCAAAATTATAAGTTCCCGCCGTATTTTGAGCAGGTAGTTGTGCAACAACATTTTCTGTAACTGTATATGGATAATTAGGAGATATTGAATGATAATACAATGTTAGTTTATTTGATGTATCTTGTGCAAGATACAACCATTCACCATTATTAAATCCTTCAACAGCAAATATAACTGCTGGATTTCCAGTTGTGTTGCTTTGCCAGTTAATCTGACCCATTATAGACATTGAGTTTATATCAAAGTATGAAGATATATTTGAAAACTTTGCTGAAGCTGTATTTGTTACAGATAATCCATTTGAAGTTGTTATTGCTCCAGAGGTACCTGTCTTGGTTAGGGACGGGATTGTTTTAAGTGTCAATCCATTATTATCAGTAATTAAATTAGTTAATACGCCTTGGCTATAATTTTTGGGATCTGAAAAATCTTTTTTATAAGCATACATTGCATCGTTTTCTTTAATGTCAAAAAAATATCCGCTTGTTTGTTTTACATAACTTTGTGGGGATGAGTCATATGTTCCCCAAACCATATGGGATCTAATTTGATTTTGAGATAATGTATAATCATAAAATGCTAAATCATTAACAACAAAACTATTTGAACCTGACGATGGCCCTACTTTATAGAAAAAGTCTGGTGCAGCATATGTATCATGAGACCAGATGAAGTTTGACGATGCTGTTGCAGAGTTTCCAGATATACCATTAACAACTACATTAATAGTGCCTTTGGAATAATAAACAAATAAGTGACATTGTGATTCCCATGACTGTACTTGTTTATATGCAGTATATGAAAGTGCTGCACCTGTTTTTTTATCTTTACCATTAATAGTAAAATAAACTCTATCGTTATTTATATATACTTGAGAAATAGTGTCGTTTAGATATGTTACTGAAAGAAGTGTGTTATTAAGTGGCGGGTTTGAATCAAAAGCCAACCATATCTCCATACCAAATGTTAAGTTTTCAGTTCCAGTATAAAACATGTCATATAGCTGAGCTAGGTTGGTTATACCAACCTCTGATGTGCCATTTATTTTACATCCCGCCAATTGGGTGTCATAACTAGAAAGAGTTGCTAGGGGCAGGATGTCAAGAAAGTTTGGCTGACCAATTGTATAAGCTCCATGATTTCCATTTGTAGATATATCTTGCAAGGTAAATGTTGGAGAAGTAGATCCATAAGTAGGTTCTGCAGATATCCAGTCTTGATATGTTCTATATTCAAGCAAAATAGTGGCATAGGTTCTTAGCAATGATGTGCCATTTAATGGCCAAAATGCTAAAGGGTTATCTCTAAGTACTACTTGTTTGTATGACATAATACTATTATACTTTAATTAAATAATTTTTAAAGATTATACTGATAAAACTTTGAGTGTAATTTTTCATATTTATTATATATTTTATACTCCCCATTTAGAGTATAAATAGTTTTCAACGGTTGCTAAATCTGTTGAGTTAAGTGGGCCATTAAACATAATAACTTCACCAATATACGATACTCCAGGATAACCACTTTCTTGATAACCAATAGCATTTGTTGGGCTGGAATATCCAGAACCTAAAGCTTGTGTACCTGAGCCGTCTGCAGTTCTAGACTGGCGATACACATAAGCACCAGAAGAAAGAACATACGAGGCGTTAATTTGATATGCACGACTTGTTGAATATCCACCAAATGAGCCTGGAGTAGCAAACCAATAACGACTTGTGTTTAGCAAGCTCTGAGTAAAACCATTTCCTGAAGAACCTGGAAGAGTGTATGCAAGGATTCCTGGGTCTCCTGTACCACCAATTAAACCATTATCGTGGCTAGGTGCTGAGGACTTAGGCTGTACAACAACAAACCAGTGTATGTTAGTACTAGTATATGTTATTGGATTAGCAATAGACAAGTAGCTACCCGAGTTTATGCTGGCAACGCTTAAGCTGTTTATTTGATTTGAGGCTAGAGGGACGGTTCCAACAGCAGTTAAGTTTCTATTGTTTCCGCTCAAATCTATAACAGTTGAAATATTAGAGCCATTAAGGGTCATAAAACTAGAATTAGAAAAATCATACCAATTTGTAAGTGTTGCCGAAGTAACACTTGCTAGTGGGTTTGCTCCATTAGGAATAAAGCTTCCATTTCCAGTAAAGGTATGATATACATATCCGCCGTTTGTGGTGATGGCTCCTCCAGTAGCTTTTGATGATGATCCTGGATATCTAATAATACATATGCCAGAGCCTCCAGAAGTACCACCAGCTCCGCCGCCGCCTGTATTAGCTGTAGCATTTGTGGCGTTAGAACCAGATAAGTATGCTAATGTTGATCCATTTCCGCCACCGCCAAGGCCACCTGTATTTGTAGTAGTAGCTGCTGTTCCAGCATTTCCTCCACCACCGCCTGCGTAGTAATTTCCATCAAGCCATTGTAATCCATTTCCTCCAGATGAAACAGGTCCTGCTGCTCCTGCTGCTCCTGCACCACCGCCACCACCAGGACGTTCTGGTGATGGATCGTAACCATTTCCTCCAGCATTTCCATAGCCATAACCATAAGTAGATGATTGCGTAGAAGCTCCACCTATTCCAGAATTTGGATAAACTAGACCAGGGACGTCTCCACCACCACCGCCGCCTGAACCACCAGCTACACCGTTTTGAACAACTGAGGAATTAGAGTTTCCTCCGTAACCTCCTCCGAGTGCGGTTAGTCCGTTAAATGTAGAATTTCCTCCTGATCCACCAGGTGAGGAGCCGTTGCCAATAGTAATAGCATAAACTGACAAATTATTTAGGTTTGCTGAACCACTAACATATCCTCCAGCTCCGCCCCCACCTGACCAAGAGGCTGGGTTTGCAAATGGACGAGAAGAATCTGTTGTTCCGCCGCCTCCACCGCCACCAACAAGTAAGTAGTCAACAGTAAAAGGCTGTAATGCTGTTATTGAATTTGAAGGTGATGAAGCACTGGAAGTTCCTGCAGAGTTACTTGCTGTTACAGTAAATGTATAAGATTGTCCCGCAGTCAAACCAGAAACTGTTATTGGAGATGATGTACCAGTAGCGAATATACCATACCCTCCCGAAGCATAAACGGTATATGTTGTAGCTGAAGCACCACCATTATTACCTGGGGTAAATGTTACCGAAGCACTATTTGCAGAAACAGTTGCTGTTCCTATAGTAGGAGTTTGCGGAACAGTTGCTGCTGTTAAAGAGCCACTAGCAGAAGATACTGCAGAACCATAAGCATTTGTTGCTGTAACTGTAAATGTATAAGAAGTTCCTGCAGAAAGTCCTGTAATTGAAATAGGGCTTGAAGTTCCTGTAGCAGTAAAACCACCTGTATTAGAATTTACAGTATATGTAGTTGCAGGATTTCCCGTAGTTGCTGGAGTAAAATAAACATATGCTGCTGGTGTTCCGCCATATGCAATAGCCTGATTTGCTGCAGTAACGTTTGTAGGGGCATTTGGGGCAGTTGCTGGATTTACCCAACCATTTGCCGTATAAACTTCTGTTTGTCCAGTTGTAGTATCATAATAAAATGTTCCAATTGCTGGAGATGTTGGGCGATTTGTCTGAGTTCCAGATAACTGAGTAAATGTGCTTGTTCCCAGTGGGGTTATATTATTATTAACCGTAACATACGGAGTTTTTAGAGAGTCGTTGGCTACGTTTTTTGGTTTATCTAAAGGCATATTATTGCCACCGCCCTCTCTTTAAGCCTGAGCTTCAGTCCAAGCAAGTCTTCCGATAACCTGTGCTGGAGTAGATGCAAGATTTGTTACAACAATTGTAAGTACATCTGGCCCGTCAGGATATCCATTTTGTCCTGCATATGCTGGAGTTCCAAGTCCTCCACCACCAAGGATTGAGTTACCAAGGTCACGGAGGTTAGAAAGATCAAGCTCTGTAGTCTGGTTAGCAAAGAAACCACCAGTTACTTCACCGCCAGTTACCCCATAAGCACCTGCCGAACCACCATTTGTGGCATTTGGAGCAAAGTCTGCAATTTGTGCAAGGGAAGATGTAAGTGAGCCATAAACGTTACCTACAGCATTTGTCCATTGCTTATATGCAAGAAGTGATGGAGAGCCTGTTGTGCTATATGCTGTGGAATAAGTACCTGCCACTGCAAATGTTGTTGATGATGGAACAGATGTAATCGTATAAGTTCCATTATATCCAATTGAAGAAGTTACACCAGATACAACAACTTGGTCTCCAATATTTAATCCATGAGGGGTTGTAGTTGTATAAGTTTGAACTGTTCCTGAGCCAGAAGCTGTTGATAGGTAAATTGGAACACCTGTTGCAGCTCCATAAATTGTTTGAGAACCACCAAATGGTGATGCATTGATATATCCTCTTACAAGAATGTTACCCGTGTTAGTATTCAAAAGAGATACATCAAGTGTTGAAAGAATCAACTGGGCACGGTTTAGAAGATCTCTTTGACCAAATCCCGCTCCGATACCATTATCTACTGCAGGAGATAGACGGATTGACATCAAAGCTCTTGTATTATTTCCAGTTAAGGTTAAAGAACCGCTGGTAATTGTACCTGTTGGGTTTGGAGTAATTGTAAAGTTTGTTGAGTTAACAACAGAAGTTACATATGTTCCCGCTGCAATATTAGTTCCTGAAACTGACATTCCTGTAAGAATATTTGCCGTTGTTTGTGTACCAGTTCCAGACAAAGTAATTGTATTTGATGCTGCAGATCCGCTTGCAGAACCTGAGAATACAATAGAAGCTGTTGGAATTGATACTGGAGTCTGCTGTCCGTATGTAAACAAGAGGGACTTATCAGCGGTAAATCCGCCATCCATAATTGCTGCAGTACCCCAGTGTGAGATAGTCGGAGCAAATGTTGGATATGCAAACTCTATTGCAACTGGGTTAGTTGCACTATAAGTAAATGATTGTCCAGAAGATGCACCCATTGGTGGAACAATTACTGTTGGATTAGAAGTTAATGCACCTTGTGAAAGTGTAAGAACTGTACCATTAATTGCTGCAATAAATGTGTTATCTGGGAATGATAACGGAGCAATAACTCTTTGTCCTACTTGAAGTCCCGCTGCAGATGATACTGAAGCTTGGTTAGAACCAGCTGAAATTGTCAGAGCAAGTGATGAGTTACCTGCTTGTCCACGAGTAAGTCCAGTAAATGTTGTTGATGTTGTACCCGTATAGTTTACATATTCGTAAGCTGACTGATTGCGAATCAACAGTGTTCCTGATGATGGAAATCCCGTTGTTGATGCTACGTTAATTGTAGTATCTGATGCAGCAGCTGATGCTGTTAATACTGTAGACATTGGAATTGTTGAAGTTTCATAACGTCCTGCCAAGTTACCAGAACGCAAGAAAGCTTCTGAATTAGTGTTGTTATTTGGTAATGAATGGCAGTAAATAATTTTACCATCAGTACCACGAACACCCCAGCGAACTACACCTGCACCGTACCAAGCATAGTCAATAAACCACATTTGCATTCTTGATAGATCAATATTGAATCCTGAAGGACCAGTTCCATCAAGCTTATCAAGATTAAACTGAGATTGTGGAATACGAGTTTCAATTGTCTTAGACGCAACAATATAGTTATCAGTTGTTCCACGATATGCAGGGGAAATTTGAAGAGTTGTATCAGAAAGAATATCTGTTACACGATATGAAGCTCCACGAAGAACGATATAATCTCCTGGAGTTAACTGCTTAGAAAATGTTGTAGGGAATGATGAGTTTGTTTGAGTAACTGTATTTGATCCATTTGTAGCAGAAACTTTTCCACCAATTTGGAATACGGAGTTACGGCGAACTGCCCATAGAGTTTGTCCATCAAACTCAAAAAACATTCCGTTTTGTTGATCAAAAATTCCCATACGGTTCTTTGCACCATACCATCCAACTACTTGAACAAAATATGTTCCAGATGCTGGTGATGCTGAAGGTACTGTATTTGCTGTATATGTAAATGTATTATATCCAGTCACGTTTGCAACAGTAAATGTTCCATTATATGCAGTTTCATTTGCACCATAAATTGTTACGGTTGCACCTACCTGCAAATTATGTTGTTCTTTTGTTTGAACAGTTACAAGCGTTCCAGATGAAGTGATTTGATCTACAAGCAAATTAGGCTTGATAATTGTACCTGTTGACATTTGCAATCCCTTACCTGATTGGTAACGGAAATAACGACGAGTTTGACGAACTGATTGTTCAAAGTTAGATGAACCATTTGTTGAAAAAATAACTCCACCGTCAAATGGGCGGTGTAGGAATTGTCCTTGTGGGCGAACATATACGTTTGCAGAGGTAGATGTAAGTGTTCCAGTAGGAGTATTAGGTACATATACTACAAATGATGTAGGTGATGTAACGGTTGCAACTACAAATGAACCGTTTGGAGCATTTGTACCATTTGTTGTAACACCAGTAATTGCAACTTCATTACCAATCGCAAGACCATGGTTGATTGAAGTTGTTACAGTTACAGCACTTCCTGAATATGTAATTGTTGGAGCTGTACCAATTGCTACACCTGAATAAAAGTTAGCAGAGTAAATTGCTGTTTTGTTAGCATCCAAAAGCTGTGTAATTGTTGTAGAGTTTGCTGAACGTGCTGTATATGAAATCCAAGCAGATGCTGAGAATGATGCAGTTGATGTTGATCCAGTAGCTGTTGAAGCAACAGTAAAGCTGGTATTTGAAACAATTGATGTAATAACTGCGTTTGTTAGGTTATATCCTGCAGATGATGCACCTGTAATTGTTACGGTTTGACCTACTACAAGTCCCGTCGTTGATGATGTTGAATAAGTAATTGCAGTTCCTGTGCTTGAAATTGCAGTAATTGAACCTGTAATTGGTGCACAAACTGGAGATGTTGAAGTACCTGTATTAGTTGAAGTTGAGTCAATTACATAGTTACCGTTTGCAACTGAAAGATATGTATCTTGAACTGTAATTGCTGCTGCTGCTGCAAGATAGTGTGTTGCGTTAAAATTTACAACTACGTTACGTGTACCAGTTCCTAGGTACATTGACTGCAAGTTTGCAACGTTTGGAACTGTCTGATATGCGAGTGGACGGTTATTAATCATGGTTAGGTTTTCCCACTTAGAAACCTGTGTACCATATTCAAAGTCTGTATCAATAAGGTTGGATGGCGTGGATACACGCATCTTTCCAACTGGGTCAGTTGATGTTTCATCTGGGTGAATTGCTTCTGAATATTCATCAATTGTTACCTGAAGCTTATCAGTTGAAGACATTGTAGAAGTATTATAGGCAAGAGTAATTGTTGTTGTTCCAGCGGCACCGTTCATTGATGTTACATATGAAGTTGCTCCTAGGGAAGGGTCGGAGAAGTTATAAATGACTTTATTCTTTGTGACGTTTGTAATAAGTAGCAAACGCTCTTGTGGTACATATCTCTGTGATAAAACTACTACACCTGTTGATGGTGTGAATGTGTACTGGGTATCCAGCATGATTTTTCTTGCCATTTATTACGCTCCTAGTAAAATGTCCGCTGCCTTAAACGGATAATTTGTATTTGATGTATTTGTTGTTGGCCCCAACATTATTCTTCCGTTGAAAGAAGATCCTGCTGGAGGTACTTCTGCAAAGCTTATATATCCACTGGAGTCTACTTGAAGTCCCGTCCTTGGTAGTGGAGACTGCCAAACATAATCTGGCGTATATACTGATTGTAGTATACCATTAACAGTGATTAAAAGCCTAAAAGGATTTGTTATATTAACTGAATAACCACCTGATGTTGGAGCAAAGCGACTTTCAATCCCGTCAAACTTTGTACTCAAATCATCAAGCAAACCAATATTAGAGCCAGAAGAATTATCTACATATGCTTTTGTGGCTGCATCTTGTGAGTTTACGGGAGTAGGTACAATTACCTCTCCCGTAAATGTTGCAGTTCCGTTAAGCAAACTAGCTAATGTTCTGGCTGCTGTCATCTAATTATTCGGCGGGAAATTCTATGAGATCCCACTCTCCCGTCTTATCATTCCATGTATAAGGTTGAGTTACATCTGGAATTGCTTTTGGTGCAACCCAATATCCTAGATTTTCATCAAAAGTCCAAGATTTAAAAGGTTGTGGAATTGTTGTATTTGGCTTACTTGCCATCTATTGCTACCTCATCCCAAGCTTTATTCTCTTCATTCCAAGTATAAAACTTTCCGTCTGTTGGATATGCGACGGGAGCTTCCCAAGTAAATGTAGTCTTATTTAAAATCCAAGAAGGAAATGGTTGTGGTGCATAAAATGCATCAAGATCTTTATCATATGTATAACCGATTCCTGCATAGTTACCTCTTAGCGGGGTCCCGCCCAAAGTATGCTTACCACCAATTGTATTATATGAGGTCTTTACCCAAGTTCCTCCAAGGTTGTCAATCAACCACTTATAACCTTCATCGCCTGCTGAATCATTATTATTACCAACAAGAACACGAGTTACAATGTTATTATTATCAATTTCTGCCCAATGTGAAATTTTAATCATCTCCTTTTTTAATTTTTGATAGTTTCCATTCCATTATGGTTCTATCTTTTTTACTGGCATTGCATGTTCTACATAATGTCATTAAATTTCCAATTCCATGATCACCATTCCTTGAAATAGGTATCCTGTGATCTATGCTTTGATTTTTACTGCTACCACAATTATAGCACTGATCAGTATATAACCTTAATAAATCTTTGTCTGATATATAATAAGTTTTACACTCAGAAATTCGCTTTTTTCGCTTAGCTTGGGATAGTATTTTAGAAGCCCTGACCCTATGGATATTACGGTCTCTGGATGCTCTTTCTATTTCAAGCCTACGCTCATGATTTTCTTGCCTATATTCAGAATTTGCTTTAAGTATAGAATTCTTATTTTTTTCATAGCTACGTTTTTTGCTGGCAAGCACTTTATCCCTGTTGTTGTTCCGCCAAATTCTTTTATATTCAGATTCAGGAATACCTTTGATAAATTTCATAGCTTTATATTCTTATTATACTGCATTTTAAAATCAACCGCCTACTTGTGAGCGAGTATATCTAATTACAAGAATTCCAGACCCACCATTTCCGCCGTAACCGTTAGCTCCACCATTTCCACCACCGCAGCCTACGCCCGTTAAGGGTAATTCGGCTATAACTTCTTGGGTCGCTAAATTGGTAAATAAATAGCGATAAGTAGTTACCGTCATAGTAACTCTATTCTGTAGGTGGGACTAACTCCACCCATTCTTGTTTATCTTCGTTCCAAGAATACTGTTTGCCGTCAGTTGGCATTGGTGTTGGCGCTTCCCATAAATAAGTTTCTTTATTTAATGACCAAGACTTATAGGGTTGTGGCGCAGCAAATCCTACGCCATCAAAAGTAAATCCAATTCCCGCATAATTTTTGTGGATTGGGTATTTACCATTTGAGTGAATTCCACCGTGAGTGTTATATGATGTTTGTATCCACTCACCGCCAAGATTTTTTTCACACCAATCGGGTCCGTCAGCAACAATAACTTGCGTAACAATCCCTTTTTCTACTTTTGCGTAATGTCCCATAATTAGTTCTCCTCAATTTCTCCATAAAGCGGTACTGCGTTTAATAATTCTACTTCTCTTTTTGTAACTATTCCGCCTTTGTCGTCAAGTTGGTTTTTGGCTATTTCATCACTATCAGCAATAAGATGCACGGTCATTGTTACTTGATAGGTATAAACCTTTGTAATTTTATTTTCTGTCATTTGCCTTCTCCTTAGAATGGATATCTAATAATAATAATACCTGAACCACCACTATTTGCACAACCACCGCCACCTGTTGCTGGCATTCCAGCAGCGTTTAATGCGCCACCCCCACCTTTTCCACCAGTGGGACCGTTATAACCTGCAGCACCTCCAGCATACCAATAAGTACCGTTTAATAGTTCACCTGTTCCTGTGGCTAATCCCCATGCGGAATAGGACGAAGTTCCATCTCCACCACTTCCGTATGTAGTAGTTCCAGCACCGCCCGCAGCGCCAGCACCGCCACCGCCACCGCCATAAGAAAACGTACCCGAACCGCCGTTATTACCCTGTCCACTTGTACCTGTACCAGCAGAAGAACTTTGACGTCCGCCACCACCTGAACCACCCGAGCCAGCATTATCTCCTGCTTCATATTGCGAACCAAATCCGCCACCATAAGAAGTTGTTAATGATAATGAACCACCCGTTAATGTGCTATTTCCGCCATTTATGTTTGTTGGAGCAGAGTGACCAGGTCCACCAGCGCCTACTGTTGCTGTATATGTAGTGCCTGATGCAAATGAAACGCTAGAAAAATAAAGGAAACCGCCAGCGCCTCCACCTGACGATGAACCACCACCACCGCCAGCAACTTGAATAACTTGACCAGTAATTGCTTGATTAGGAATAAAACTACCTGAGTTAATAAATGTATGATAAATATAAGTTGAATCATTAGCAATAATTCCGCCCGTTGCTTTTGCTGATGGCGGAGTACCAATTGCTAATGTTCCAGAAGATTTAAATGCGTGATATGTATATCCGCCCGTTGTAGTAATTGTGCCACCCGTAGCGCTTGGTCCACCTGGATAGCGAACAATAACAATACCTGAACCACCTGTACCGCCAGCAGTTCCAGCACCGCCACTAGAGTTTCCACCACCGCCACCACCGCCACCTGTATTGGCTGTGCCATTTACGGCATTTACGCTACCTGTACCGCCAGCACCGCCACCGCCATAACCGCCAGCACCATTAGAAGATGCCTGACCACCTTGCCCGCCACCGCCACCGCCAGCAAAATAATAATGTCCGCCTTGTAAATCTCCTGATGAGGTTGCTGAACCCATAGCGTCAATAAAAGAATAAGGTCCATTAACTCCGCCAATTACTGTGTTATAAGTTGCTCCAATGCCACCCGCTCCTGCAGCGCCATTATAAACACCATTTACACCTGCGCCACCTGCGCCACCGCCACCACCCGAAGCGTTAGTTTTACCTAATGCTCCGTTACCATTTTGTCCAGCACCGCCGTTATAACCTTGTCCAGTAGGGAAAGCCGTACCTGCACCACCGCCAGCAGTCGCTTCGTAACCTCCACCCCCACCGCCTCCTGAACCGCCTCGTCCACCTGTGGAGTTTGCATAAGAACCTATTCCACCACCTACTGCTATTGCATAATTAGTTAAAGATGAATTGTTTCCTTGATAACCATTTGCAGCGCCACCAGCGCCAACAGTTGCGTACAAATTAGTATTTTTAGGAAGCGTTTGAGCAGAATAAGCAATTACACCGCCACCGCCCGATCCACCAGCGCCCAATCCGCTTCCACTACCACCACCAGCAACAATTAAAATATCAGCAATAATATTTAAGTGTCCTGATTTACCTGAATCTATAATTCCAATAATAGGCATTAAACAATATCTCCTACCACATACCACGTATCTGTAGCAACCTTAATAACTGTTGCAGTAGAATATTGTGCTCTCAATTTAGGTGCTGTTGATGTTGCACCAGTAGAGGCAATAGTAGTAGTGCCAGGAGTTACTGCTTGAATTGTTGTCTGTCCCGCACCAGTTTGAATAATTGTTAATGATGCACCAATTGGATAAGCAACTACACCGTTTGTCGGGATTGAAAATGTATTTGCGGATGCATTGCTAAGTGTGACAATTGCTGCTGCATCTGATAATACTGGTGTATATGAAGTTGTTTGTGCATTAATAGTATAAGTAATAATTGGGGCGTTTAATGTAGTTCCCGCCGAAAATGTTGGAGTTCCTGAAAAAGTCGGGGAACCTGTAATAGTTCCAGATAATGCTGCTCCGTTAATAGTTGGAGAAGTTAAAGTTTTATTTGTAAGAGTAACTGCACCTGTTGCAGTAATTGTTCCATATCCAAGGGAGTTCCAAGCTGTTGATCCTGTTCCAATTTTGATATTACCTGTATCGGTTTCATATCCCAATTCTCCCGCTGCAAGGGTTGGATTTGTAGATGTCCACAGTGCTGCTGTGCCTCTACGGAATTGAAATTGTGTTTGGACTGCCATTATGCATCACTCCCAGTTTTATTTATCATGGCGTTCCGCCATTGATATTATATACAAAGCTTGCTGATGTTGGATCTCCACCATCATAGTTAGCGATACCATCTACGACACCGCCGTCTAAATTATCTTGTACACCACCAATTGTAACATTAGTACGGGAATTTACAGAATCATCTGTAATTACCGCATTTACAATATTTAATGTATTGCGGGCGGTAACTGAAGAGCCATTACTCTGTACCGCATTATATCCTTGATTGGTAGCAAATCTTGCTATTTGTGATGCTTTAGACATTATCCACCTACCTGTGCTCTTGTATAGCGGACTATTACTATTCCACTACCGCCATTTGAAGATGTTGTGGTTGGATAGCCTCCACCACCACCGCCGCCGCCAGTATTTGAAGGTGGGGTTGTTAATCCTACTGCAGAGTTATTTGCACCTGTTCCGCCGCCACCGAGTCCTCCAGCACCGTTACCACTTCCATATGCTGTTCCACCACCGCCACCGCCTGCGATGTATCCCCCAGATGTTGCAGCTGACCAACCAGATACTCCAGACATTGATGAAGTAATTGCTGATAGCCATGTAGCATAAGAATTTGTTCCAGCTCCACCAGCTCCGCCATTAGTGCTTGTGTAGTTAGATCCTGGTGATCCTGCACCGCCACCGCCACCACCTGAGTAGTTAGGGCTACCTGTTCCTGTTCCTCCAGCATTTCCTTGGTTTGTTGTTCCGTTAGCACCAGTTGCCCATGATGCAGAGCCTTCTGTGTCGTTACCGCCACCACCAGATCCACCTGTTGTTGGTGGTCCTGCGTATGCTCCACCGCCTCCGCCGCCCACTGCGGCAGTCAAAGAAAGTGATCCTCCAGTGATAGAAGAGTTAGACCCTTGAGTTCCAGGAACTCCTGCTTGCACAGAGTTACCCGATCCTGGTCCACCTACTGTAACTGAATATGTATTAGTTGACAAAGGCTGTGAACCAGTATAAACTACACCACCAGCTCCACCGCCGCCGCCTGCACGTGCTCCACCACCGCCACCACCAGCAATTGTTAAGATATCTGCTGTTAACGCTGCATTAGTTACTGATAAAGTTCCATTTCCAGTAAATGTACGATAATAATATGTTGAATCTGAAGTTAAAGTTCCGCCTGTAATTGTTGGCAATGTAGTGGTTATTGAATTACTTGCAGTACTTGATGCAGAAGTTCCATTTGCATTTGTTGCTGTAACTGTATATGTAAATGATGAAGCGGTAGATTCAGCTATACTTAAGGGGCTTGAAGACCCAGTAGCAGTTTTTCCACTGGAAGACGTAACTGTGTAACTTGTTATTGCTGATCCGCCAGTTGCGTTTGCAGTAAATGGAATTGATACAATTGCCCCCGATGCAGTAACAGTTCCAATAGTTGGTGCTTGTGGAACTGAAGTAACTGTTAGCAATCCTGTTGATGCAGAAGCATTACTATTTCCAAATGAACCCTGAGCGGTTACAGTAAATGTATATTGAGTTGATGATGTTAAGCCCGTTATAGTAATTGGAGATGAAGATCCATAACTTGTTAAACTGCCTGGAGTTGAAGTAACAAAATATTGTGATGCCACTCCCCCCGTATTATTTGGAGTAAATGTAACTATAGCTGCAGCGTTGTTAAATGCCCGCCCTGTTCCAATATCAGTTGCAGTGCCAATAGTAGGGGCAGCGGGAGGAGCAAAAGAAGTCCATGAACTTCCATTATAAACTTGTAGTGCATTTGCTGTAGTATTCCAAAAAAAATCTCCAGCTGTTGCTGTTGCTGGATTTGTAGCACCCCTATTTGTATGAATAGAATTATTTGTGCCATCAATTGTCAATCCCGTCAAAGTTGATAATGTTGTTCCAAACGATACGGTTGTTGAACCTATGGTAATTGATGGATTTTGAAGCTGGGAATTTTGAACAAGACCCTGTATATTTCCGACGGGAATTGTTGTAAGAGAAAAATTAGAATAGGTAAGGATCTCAATTGTATCCCCAGCCGCTAGTGCGGTTAAACCTGTAATTGTGTTTCCGCTGGATGCTACATAGTCAACATTTCTTACTAAAAGTACACCGTTTTGATAAAGCAATTCGTTATTTACTGTATATTGAAGAGGTAGTCCAAAGTTATCATAACCAGATAGAGATGTTTCTCCACCTACCGCCGTATATCTCCATTGGGAGTTATTGATTGGTAGCCTTGGTGCGGGGTAGTTAGAAACAGCCATTTCACATCCTAGTTTATTAGATTATAGACTTATTATAGCCTAAATAAAACCAATATCATAAATTATACTAGATTTGCTTTAATTTCATTCAAGACCATTTCCCGCATCTTAGACTCTTTAAACCTTTGATATCTTTTTACCAAAGGAACGCCCATGCCCCATACCTGTGAAGAAGTAGAGCATGCATCTATGTAGGAATTAATCTTTGCATTCATTTCAAATCTTTGAAGGTTGATCTTTTTGTCAGTATTAAAATAAACATAAAATAAAGGTTCACCTTCTTTTAGATGGAACTCGCCTTTCATATTCCACATTTGCATTTCAAGCGGATATGGCCTGAACCATTGACCAATATCAAAATCTCCAGGTATGCTAGTTCCATATCTTGTATATTGGGCGGGATGCATCATTGGTGGAGTAAAAGAAGCTTCAAGTGGCTCATCTGCAAATACAGAGTAGAATAGCTTAAACTCCACAAGTGGACCAGTTTTAATTGATGGTGGTCTTTTTACTTCTGTATTAAGATAGGTTGGACTTACTGGGGTAAAATAATTTTTACCCTCCCCTAAAGTAAAATCATAGGTATAACTTGAAAATAGATCATTTCTAAAAACATAGGTATTTTTAAATCTTTTACTTGTTGCTGGGCATGAAAAATAAGTTCTTGTGCCCGCTTCTGGGGTTTTTAATTTTTGCATTTCAGCAAAAAGATTTGTTGGCTCTGGATATAGCATGTTCCAGTTCTTGCCATCTATTTCATAGGATGCCTGTGGTGCCCAATAGACATTTATGGTGTCTTTGCTCATAAATTTACTCTTACTCTACTATTTGTTTTTAATCAGCTACTTCTAGCCATTTACTAAGTTCTTCATCCCAAACAAATGGTTTTTCACCAAATTGTGGACGAGGCACTGGAGGTTCCCAGATGCAAGTATCTTCGTTTAAAACCCAAGATGGGTAATTTTTTGGAGGAATAAAGGCATCTCTTTTCTCATCATAAGTATACCCTATTCCCGCATAATTTTTTCTAAAAGGTTCCTTTCCATCAGTGTGATCTCCGCCACGTGTATTGTAGGAAGTTCTTAAGCATCTTAAATTATGTATCTCAGAATAATGTTTCTCCCAGCTTTCAATGCCTTCCACAAATTCTGTTTCATCTTTGCCAACAATTACTTGAACAACGATGTTATTTTCATCAATAAATGCATAGTGTGCCATTAGAAGCTAACCGTCCCCGTTCCCGCTGTAAATGTATAAACTCTGTAGCCCGATCTTGAAGATGTGCTATATGTATACGTAAGGCCTGCACCAATTGTACCAAGTGTTGGAAGTGATGTTGGGTAAGCGATAACAACTACTCCAGAACCACCATTTCCGCCTGGTCTTCCAGTGTTTGAATCATTAGCTCCACCGCCGCCGCCGCCTAGGTTGTTTGTACCTGCTCCGCCAGTTGAATTAAAGGAACCATTGCCGCCTCCGCCTGAACCACCTCCAGAACCACCTCCGCCGCTATAAGTT